CATACCTGTTTTGTTGATGACACGTTCTAGTTCTACTGCTGGCGCACCCATAGAATAAGCACCAGTCATAGGGTCAAGGGTTTTTTCTGCACCCAAAACAACCGTTACAACTTCATTGTCGCAAACATATTCAAGGATTTTGAACATTGTGTCCCACGATGGGTTGCCCACACGAAGAACACCGTTGATTGCGTCACCATAGTTCTGTGTCAACCAACGATATGTACGGCCATACGTAAAAATACAGTTGTCCGGTACAGGATTGTCAACATCTACAGATGGTGCAGGGAAGGTATCAAGTGGGTTGCGTAACTGCCATTCAGGGATGCGCTTATCAAAGTTAGGTTTGATGAAAACAGGTGAATTGCTGTATGCAAGGAGATGACGCGCACGGCGGCGCATCTTCATATTCATACGGTTCTCATCCCAAATAGCAAGCATCGCTCGTTTACGGTCACGAGCCAACTTCATACTCCGGTCTTGCCCCTCACGCAAAGCAGGGAAATAAGGTGACGGCATAGTAGAAGAAACACGCATACTCATCTGGTCTAAACCCTGAACAAGCAGGTTAGCCACAGAAGAACGAGTGTTACGGTCTAATTCGTTTAGGGGAACAATGACATCGCCGTTGGCCAATTGTCGAACTTCACGCATTTGATTAAGAATCGGACCTTGTGCGTCAAGTCGTTCTTTATACAGAGCAACAATTTCTTCAACAGATTTCATTTACAACCTTTAATTGGACTTAGACAACTCAACGATAACACATCCTACTGATTAAGCCACGAAGGTCGCCACTGTCGAGGGGGCAGTTTGGCTGTAGACAAATTAGGAATATTCAACACAGCCATCCATAAAGACATCACAATGTCCGTACCGTTCTTCTTATCGGTAGTCCAAGAAGTCAACTCCTGCACAGCAGCCATAGTTTTCCAAGTCACACGGTTACTAGGAAGCCTGATATTGCCTGTCCTAAACAACGGAGGAAGCAAAGCCTCCACACCAAGCTTTTCATCCAGTTTGTTACGGCTCGTAGTGTGAGGAAGAATGTTCACCATACTGCGTGAAGCCCATTTACGAACAAAATCGTGCTGTAAAAGGAACCGTTGAGCGGCGTTGATTTCTACAATCCAATGAGAAATAGGGAATCCCATACGGAAAGACCGTTCCTGCCATTCATCCATAATGCCGGTATACACCCCAGTAGATGTGTTGTAGCCCAACAGTTCTTCAGCTGTCAATTTACACCGTTCAATATCAATAACGTGGTACAGGTTCAGTTCAGGTTGGTACAGCATCCACGTCAAAGCCCAAAATTTTGTGGGGGAAGGGTCAATAGAAACAACAGATAGTACAGGTGGGGCAAGCCCTACAGGTATCTGCCCGTGAGTACGGTCCTCATCAATACAACCAGGGTACATAACCCCATCATCTCCTTGACCACCATAAACCCAAGTCCTGTCAATCAGGTATCCATCCAAATCTAGGTTTTCTTGTTGGTAGACAACCCTAAAAATGTCGGGTTTGCTATGCCGAATAAACGATAGGTCTTTCCACGGAAGCCTTTTAGGGTCAAGTAACGGACCGTCAGGATACGGAGCCGCATCAAAGCGTTTCAACGCTCGTTTCTCCTCATCAGTACCCATATCAAGTTCGTCATAGTACGCCTTGTAAACAATATGTTTGTACTTAAAAGACTTCAATGGTTCTAATGCTTCCATTTGTTCTGGCGAAGTCACATCTGAACCGTCATACGATTCGTCAAGGTCGTCATACGAAATCTTATTCAAACAATGAGCATACAAATCACCAGCCGACAAACGCTGACCAATCACACACAGCAAACCACCAGGGTCAACACGAGCCTCAGCGACGTTATCCCACCGTTCCAACAACTTATCCCTAGCCACAGACTCACGAGCGTTATCCGGTGAAGCCACGTCGTCAAACAAACACAAGTCAGCACGATGGCCGATGAACTCAGCCTCAATACCATACGCCCTAACCGTAGGTTCCTTGTTGTCCAAACCGTTACCACCGATTTGTTCCACCACAAACTCGTCTGCCCTCCACAAAGCACCCTTGTCGGTAGGGCGAAAACGGCCATAGTCAATAGACAAACAACCTTCAGCGTTTTGCGCTAAACCTTTCTTCACCAACATAGGGTCAGGTTCTATAGGCATAGGGCGTTCAAGAGTTTCACGGATACGACGCGAATACAACTTAGCCATATTCTGTGAAACAGAACCAATCATAATACGAACATCCCTTTTACGGCAGATAGCCCACACAGCAACATCGTGAAACAACGTGGACTTACCAGCACCAGGAGGAACATTGATAACAACAAATTCTTTTTCCTCAGATTCAAGCCATTCAATAATTTTTAGGGCCGCTTCAACCTGCCACGGTGAAGGGACACGCCCCAAATAATGCTCACGGAAAAACCCAAAATCATCCAACCCTCGAACAGCATCATCATTCAACTGGTCATACGGAATCGCAGACGGTAATTCAATCGCTTCCATAAAAGCGTTGTACCCATCATTCTGGACACCCCCCTCTCTAGCACGTGATTTTCTGGCACCCATCTCCTGCAAATCGTGTTCAGCTTGTAACGCTTTAGCCTTAGCAAGCCAGCGTGAACCAGTGTTCATATGGATACCAGCAACACTGCAAGCATCCTTAATGGTTTTACCTGATGCTATGGCAGCAAAGAACTTGGCTTTATCTGCCGGTGAAACTGAACGCTTTGTACCCATAAAGGGAATCTACCATTTGACTTTGTTAGCCCAATATGCGGCAGACATTTTACCTTTAGCAATGTTAGAAGCGTGACGTGCTTTGAACGCCTTGTTACGTGCAGACCCATCCGGTGAACCCTGAACGCCTTGTTGACCGAAACGAATCAGTTTTACCTTGTCACCATCTTTCGCTAGAACAGCGTGAGATTTAGAAGCGTTAGGGGTTTTCTTTGGTTTGTTGTATCCAGCGAATTTTTCGCCACGATATTCAATAGCCATTACTTCTTCTTTTTAGGAGCCATCTTCATTTTTTTGCCTGACTTCTTAGCCGCCATTTTAGCGTCTTTCATACCGGCATCTGTATATGGGAATTTCTTTTTTCCTACGTTTGGCATTATTTCTTTCCTTTGTTTCGGGATGCAGCCATATTATCAACAAGATTCGGATAAGGCCGACCAGCCTTCTTCGCACGAGCCTTAGCAACAACTTTCTGCCCAGGAGTCAAAGGAGTTGATTTCTTTTTCGGATTTGGTTTATCCCAAACATTCTTTTTCATAGCCACAACAAAACAATAACAGATTCATCTGCTACACTAAAACCACAACACAGCAAGCCCTTACCGTCGGGATGACAGGCAAGGCAACCACGGCTGTATCACTGTTGCAAGTGACGGGGCAATGAACACCAGGGAACTGGGGTAGATGAACCCTGCAACCAAGCTCGATACGAGACATTAGAAAGCCCCTGTTGCGTTAGAGGTTCAAGCAGCGTAATGAACGTCATCTCATTCAACATTCCGGTGTCGGCTAAAACAAATTGGCTACGGCGACCTTGGTATCATTCTGGTATCTAAACTGTGGGGGGAAGCCAAAGACACCCCTGTTGTTCTGCTCACTAACGCTCGCAGCTAACGCCCCTCGCTACGCATCGGGTTGTTGACATCACGACATCAAGACATCACGACAACACAAAGTTCTACCGGTCAACAAAAAAAATCGGTCATCAACATTTGCTTCTATGCCTTCTGCTCCGAAACGAGCAGGCCAAACCACCCACCACAGCCCAACACTCTCTGTAACCAGCCAACCACCCTACGACACACTTCGCCGCACACCACAAAAGAGTGAAAACCAACGTCAGCAGTAATACATATATAGCCCCCCCCGTAGCCTCGGCAGACCCCCAGTTAGGGTTGCCTAACATTGTTGCCTACCGTCTGGTAGGTAGGGCAGAGTGTAAGGCGCGCCTAACATACAGAGTTAGGTTCACCTAACAAGGCGTGATAGGTACCCCTAACAAAACACGGTAGGTTCACCTAACACTAATGACAACAAAAAGCTAGCAACACGCTTGCAAAAGTAAGCACGGCAAGCCACCACC